TAGTTTTCGTTGATAGATTTTATCCTTCATCTAAAAGATGTAATTATTGTGGTTATATAAACAAGTCACTTAAACTATCAGATAGACAGTGGATTTGTCCTGATTGTGGACAGATTATAGATAGAGACTATAATGCAGCATTGAACATCTTAGAAGAAGGTCAAAGAATAATAGGTTGCATTACAGCCGAATTTAAGCTTGTGGACTACCCAACTATGGATGACCGTTCAGAAATGAACCTAAAAAGTAGTGATAGAATGAAGCAAGAAGTTAAAAATGAATAAGCTTAATCTTGTTCAGATTTTAATATACTGTATAAAGAAGATTGTATAATTGAAAAACCTGGTAAACCTGGATTATATATGACAAAAGGAATGGTATGCCAGAGGAAACCAGAATATCATAAGGAAATGAAAGAACTTGAAAATTCTGGTAAAGTTGGAAGAATTCCAAGTTGTGGTGTTATGTCATATATAAGAAGCATACAAGAATATTAAGTATTTTTATGATTTTTTAACGTAAATGTAGTATGATTGTAAAAAAATCGTAGATAAATAATTTACATTAGAAAAGCATTCAAAAATCTCATCAATTTATATATTTTCTAATTATTTTATATTTTTAAACCGAAATGAAAATGAGCAAACTGAAAAAAAAAACAATTTTGTTAAAATAAGAAAAAATCGAGGTTGTGAAACACCGATATTTTCAAAAAATTAATGACTAATAGAATTTAATCTATTAGTCATTTTTTATTTTATGAGAATATCAAATATTTAATTCTTATAGGTATTGAATTTGGATTATATATCATAACAGAATTCAATAAATTCTTAATAACGGATTGCTGATCATCATCAGCACCAAGGGCCATATAACCTTGGCCTATTTTTAGCCATTGATGATTTTCTGTTACATAATCCATATACTTAAATATACCTAAGATTTTTGCTTTATCTGAATAGCAAGAATCTCCAAGATATACTATATCATTAGGTTTAAATTTATTAAGGTCATAATCAAATTGTCCTCTATGCTAATCATTATGACAAAAATGATTATTTGTGTTAACCATCATATTATCTCCAGTGGCTTCAAATGCTGCTTCATCCCAACCAGATACAATATCAGTTTGTAATTGTTTATTACCAGACATTGTTAGTCTTTCATGATGATTATGCTGATATTCTTCTCTTTCTATATTAAAGGTTGCATTAGACATAACACCAAATGTTTCAGGCTTGAATAATATTGTATCATTACCTTCTGGATCCTTAACAGATACTGGTATATTAATATTAACTAATGTTTGTATGTGATTTATATAAAGAGTTGATAAATCATAATTTTCATCATCCGGATAATCAGGAATAATAACAATCCCTTTGAATGCACCATTTGGATATTTCATCATTGGTATTCGCCATTCTGATATTTCTGGTAACCAATAATGTTCGGCATAATTCATAGATGCTTGTTTAATAGCAATTAATAATAAATCAATAACTTCCTATATATCAGAAAATTCATAGTGATCTAATATTGATGCATTATAGATTGTAGAATCACTATCAAAAACTGTATCTTTTAATAGTTTATTAGCTTTTTCATAAACTTCTAATAAAGCCGGATCTATATTAGGCTCATTTGTATCTTCATTATCATCTATTAATGAATCATTAGTATCAGAATCTTCAGGATTTTCAACAATATTATCACTATTAGAATCAGAATTATCTAAATCTTCAATTGTATTATTATCTTCTATTATTACTGTATCTTCTGGTTCATTTTCTGCTAATAATGATATACCGTCATTACTATTATCAGTATCTGCAGTATTTTCTTCTAAACTTTTATAATAATCTTCAAATAAAACTAATACCTTTTTTAATATCTTATCATTATTAATTATATCATCAAAATATGTAACAAACCATTTATAAAGTTCACAATCTACTTTATAATCATCAGAATCATCATTTAATATATCTTCTGATTTAGAACCATCATCATTTAGTTTATAATATACAGGTTTTACTTCTTCAATTGCATTATAAACAGCTAATTTGGTATCTTCTAATTCATTACTAAATGGAGAATCTGGACAATCTAATGACATTAATATTGGATTAATTTGCAAGTTCTTAATATAAAAGAAATATCCTTCTGTCTATGCAGCAAATACCATATAATCTTTATATACAGTAGAATCATATAAACATTGCAGATTCTATATAGAAACAGTGACATCTATATTCTTATTTTCAAAATATGTATTAATTGATTCTATAAAATCAGAATCTTCTGATATTTCAATATTAACAATATCATGTATATGATTATGCTGATTATATACAATTTCAAATGAACAATTTACATAATTTGCATAATTATCTTGCGCTACTATATCATTAGGTAATTCAAAATAATAAGTAGTACAAGCTAAACCATATTCTTGTCCTTGTAATACATAACATGAATATGGTTGTAAAATTCTGGTTTCTATATTATACTATGATATATCACCAACATGTATACTGGATAAATCAATACTTGCTAATGTATCACCATTAGAATCTGTAATTACACCAGAATCACCTGATATATCAAATGATGTTTCAGATTCATTTATTGCTGATAAACATGTATAACCAGATGATTGGTATGTATTATCAGTTGAATATAAACTTTTAAATAAATTAGAACTTGCCATTTAAATTCTATATAAAGATTTAATTATAGTATTTATTAAACATAATGATAAATATGTAAATTGGTTTAAAAATATAGAAATATATAAATGAGATATTTAAGAAAGTTTGCTTCCCATAATGATTATTTGGAAGCATTTGCTTCTATTGATAATGAAGAAGATAGATTAAGATTTAAGAAAACTGTTTGCATGTTTGAAGATGATTGTGGAAAAGAATCTGATGATAAACAAACAGTTATCAAATATTCAATTAGATCATCTGATGCATGGGTAGGTGATTTATTAGCTTGGGATACATAGACAAATAAATGGACCGTTATCAATAGAGATAAAATTGGAACATTAAGTAGTGATAATAGTTCATGTACTTGTGGATTTGATATGGATAGGTATATTCCAGATGCTGTATGTGTTATTCCAGCAAGTCATATGGAAGATGGTAAAGCCAGGTGGTGTGCTTTAAGGGATTGCTATAATGAAAAATATAGATATGATAGTTATCAAGATAGTAATTTTAATAATGTAGTTAGAGGAACTTATTATTGGTCAGAAAATAATGTTAATGTAACAACTCTGAATTATTATTATGCGTTACCATTAGCTAATAGTGATAATAGCATATCTGGATCATGGTTATGTGATTATAATTATATTCAAATGCCATCAGAAAGATGTAATATTGATATAATTAATATATAGTGCGCACAATCTAATAATTATTCAGAAATAAATCCAAAAACATATAAAGATATTGATGGATCTGATATATTAATTGATGTATATTACAAGACATCCAATATTAGCACATGGTTATATAATGATGGAACATACACAGCAAATAAATCATATGGAATAAAGAAATATAAAGATGCATTTACTCCATATTGTAATGCAGATGATAAACATTTAAATGCTCTTTCAGATCTTGATGGTTATGGAAATACTAAAGCAATTATTGAATATTGTGAAAAGAATAATGTAATATGTGAAGCTGCATATGCAGCATACACATATGAACAAAATGAATAGTCAAATGGCCAATGGTATCTTCCAGCTTCTGGTGAATTAGCTTATCTATTAGCCAGATGGTATACTGTCCAATTAAGTCTGTATAAACTTTATTTGATAGCTGATAAACCTTCTACATGGCCTTAGATAGTTGTTCCTCTCGATTGCAGCGACTGTTACTGGTCTTCTACTTAGTCTTCTTCTGACGGCGCTGTCGATATGTATACCGGCGATGGCAGTCTCGATTGCTGCAACGATAAGTCCAACTACGATCTTGTTCGCCCCTACCGGTCATTTTAAAGATTTTAATATAAAAGGCGAGCGAGGTTACGAGCCGCCTTTTATATTAAAATCGTAACCATAAAATTTTAATAATAAAAGAAATCACTTGATGCCGTTTACGGCGATAATGTGATTAAGAAAAAATAGGAGTTTAGACAATTCCTATTTTTTGTGTATAATATATAAATTAAAATTTAATAAATTAGAAAGCATGAGTGAAAATATAATAACACCAAGTGAGAGTATTAATGCATCTGCTAATAACATAAATGATGCAAGTGTTGAATCAAATAATGCAAATCAAAATCCTAAAAATGTTAAAAAGAGAATGGTACAAATAGGTAATTTAAAACCCAGACCAAAGTATAATATTGATAAAAATATTGAGATTTTTAATAATAAGCCCAGATATAAAGCAACAGCAACATCTGTATATAAACAATTGAGTGATTGTGTTTCTGGAATTATACAAAAAACTCAATCATTCCCTAATAATATTAAGAATACTTATATTGATAGAATTATTAGAAATGTAATGTATTCTCAAGAAACTTTAATGAAAGCATATGCTCGGCAAGATGATGCAATAGCAATGCTTCGTTATTTTAAATTAGTTGATTGTTATGTGACTGAATCTTGTGGTTTAATTAAATCATTGAAATATGCAGGATTTTTTAATAAAGATACAGCATCTAATATTTTGTCATATTTTATTAAAGTTTCGTTATCATTAGGTCGAATGATTAATAGTAAAGAAGAATTGATTAATAAATATAGAAAAAATTCGTAAATGTTCGTGATTTAATTATCTAAATTTTTTAAATTTATGGTGATTAATAATATTCCAGTTTACGAGAATTAAATTTAAATTTGGGATTCTTTAATTTAACGGACAAGAATCTATCATTATTTGTTTCTGATAATGTATATTTAAATTTTAAGTATGTCAGTAATCAGAAATTTATAATACAAATGACAACATCTATAGATGATTATGCCATAATGACTTCCAGATTGATGGAGCAGACATAACATATTCTATTGAGAATTTATAAGAATAATTCAATTGTTTTTATAAATCTAAGGGATGCAAGAATGGTGAAATAATTGGTTGTTGATTAAACTATTATTGTTTATATATCGTTTAGACATGTTGAGTGTTTATTGTCATATAAGTTAAGATTTATTTAGTTGTTCCTCTCAATTGCAACAACAATTACTGGTCTTCTACTTAGTCTTCTTCTGACAACGCTGTCAATATGAATACCAACGATGGCAGTCTCAATTGCAACAACAATAAGTCCAACAACAATCTTGTTCGCCCCTACCAATCATTTTATATTATAAATACAACAAATAATTTTAAAATTATTGCAATAACTAAAATAGAAGTAATTTTATATTATAATAGAAAGATTTTAATTCAAGTACATTTAATAAAAATTATATTCTTTAGTTATTGTGATTTTTTATTTTTAAACTTTTATATATTTTACTAAAAATAATGTCCAGAAAACCGAAATGGATAAAAGCTCTTAATAAAGAGAACCAAAAATTAAATGAATTTGAACTATCTGGCAATTCTTATACAGAAACTATTGATATTGACAAATTTAATAGAATTAAATAGCGTGATTTAAGTTATAATCCAGATATATTAATAAAACTAAATGTTGAATACCCATATGAATACGTAACATTATCAGAACTTATACGTGCATACTTTGATTGTAGAAAGCATAAAGCAAAGACACATAATGCCATTAAATTTGAAATGGATTTTGTTAATAATATAAAGTCATTGTATATTGATTTAAATAATGGAACATATGACATATTAAGATCAATATGCTTTATAGTTTTTGAACCTAAACCCCGTGAAATATTTGCAGGAAATTTTGCAGATAGAACTATACATCATTTAATAATTAATAGATTATTACCAGAATTTGAAAAGCATATTTGGATCCAAGATTCTTATTCATGCCGTAAAGGTAAAGGTACTTTATATGGTCAAAATAGAATAATGGAACAAATAAAAGAAATTTCACATAACTATACAGATAAAGACCTTTATATATTAAAACTTGATCTTAGAGCATGTTTTGTTTCAACACCTAAGGATTTAGTTTACAATTTCATATCACATATTATAACAAATCCTAATTATTATAAAGAATTTGATGATAAACAAGTTTAGTTTAATTTAAATTTATTTTATAAAATTTTATATAATAAGCCTCAAGAAAATTGTCATTTTAAGACTCCAAAATATATTTTAGATAAAATACCAGCACATAAATCATTATTAAAGGTTGATCCTAATAAAAATCAAGGAACACCTGTTGGTAATATAACATCACAAATATTTGAAAATATATTTTTATCTATATTGGATTATTATTGTGTTAGATGTTTAGGTTATAATACAAATAATGGTAATGCATATGGAAGATATGTTGATGATATGGTATTTGCAAGTCATGATAAAGAATACTTATTAAAAACTATTAGGCTTATTATAAGATTTGTTCATCGACATTTAAATATGCGAATTGCAAAAAATAAAATCTATTTGTAGCATTATAGAAAAGGATTTTCATTTATTGGTGGTTATATTAGGAATAATAGAAAATTCCCAATTAAAAGAAACCTATATAAAACAAAATATTCATTATAGCAATTTAACGATAATTTTAAAAAATTAGTTTTAAATAATGAACAACCATCTTATTAGGGTATACAAAAATTAATACATTGTGTTAATTCAAGATTAGGTCATTTAATGCATATGAATACATATAAATTAAGAAAACAATTGTTAAAGAAATATTTTGATAATGAATATTGTGAACCTTATATAAGTATATCAAAAACATATAATAAAATTTTAATAAATCCAAATTTTAATAATTCATATAAAGAATCATTAGTTGCTTAAAAATATAATAAATCAAGAGCTTAACCTATAATAGATTAAGCTCTTTTTTATTATTTGTATTTTTCTAGAATTTTATCGCATATTTTAAAGTATAAATCTATATTATCAAAATTTATATAATATGTAATAAAAATATCATTTAATTGTTTTTTTGCTTCGTCTTGTATATGATTTAATGAATATTCTGATATACTTTCATGTTTAAATTGTCTTTCTGTATAATCAATAACATTATTAAGTTTCATATTTGCTTCACTTGCCATTATAATGAATTTATTCATTTCATTTTGTATACCAGCAAATGGTCTCATTCCCGGATCACTTAATATTTTTCTTTTTTCAGTTTCATTTAATAGATCAGTAACTTTCCTTAATTCATTACCTGTAATAAAATCAGTTTTGAATATCAACATATTTAAATTACTTATATCTTCTTTTGATATTTCCTTAAAATGTTGTCTTATAAACTATGCAATATCATCGCATTTTTTCATACGTTCAGCAATACCAATCTGTGAATCATATATTCTTTGTGATAATTCATTACCAGTTTTCTATATAGATTTTAAAACAGAAAATTGAATCTTTCTTTTCTACAAATTTGTTCTTGCAAGATCAACAAATTCATCATAATTACTACAAAAGTATACTTTTTCTTTTTTATAATCTTTATTAAAATATTCAGATGGATCACCTGTTTCAGTATTTAGATTTATGAATTTATTCTATACATAATCATAAACAGTAACTGTTTGTTTTTTACTACCAACTCTATAAGGCATCGTTTTAAATAAAGAATCTTTTTTAAATCTATACATAGATTCAGGTGCCATACCTTTAGTATTTCTTTGATCTTTTCTATATTGTCTTATATTATTTCTGGCTGTTGTATTTGATGTATATGTTTCTGTATCATATTCAAGCATATTTAAATCATGCTCTGGTTTATATATAATAACATAATCATTTTTATCATATCCCCATTGTAAAATCTATCTTAAATTACTGGCTGCTGATATAATTTTATTGGTTGATACATATTGAAAACCACTTTTTTGTTTTGTCTAAAACATATCATCCCATACGATATTTAAATGACCGTATTTACCAGATGTATGAAATATTCTATCTATTGTATCATTAACATAATTTACTGTACTTAAAACAGGCCAATACAAATATCTTTTAGAATCTGCTAATGGCGTTTTTAATAATGCTTTTGGTATATAAAAATCTGGTTCTTTTATTATATCATTGATTTTATCAACAAGTGGAATAAATTGTACATTTTCAGAATCATCCCATGTAATAAAATTATTCTTTAAAAATACCATACCCTATGATGATGCACCTAAGAAATAACCAGCTTTATTAAAATATAAACCTACATTTTTTACTCGATTATTTTGTAAATCTTCCTGGGCATGTTCATCTTTTTTAAGTTCAGCAAAAGTTAGTTTTTTAAAATTACTATCCATTATAGACATTAAATCAAGGTTTCTAATATCTTTAATACCGAACCCATGTTTTGTCTTTGTTCTATCGTGATTAACAATAAGGTTAAACATAAACGGATCAGGTCGTTTTAATAAATTTTGGAACTTTGAATATAATTCTTTAATTTGTTGGTTATATTCTTTATTAATTCGAATTTTCTCCTGATCTGTTATATTATTATATTGTGTATCAACTAAATCATCCCATGTAAATTCCACAGTTTCAGCACCTGTATTATACATCCAATTATCTTTCTATGCTTCCGGGTGATCTGCATGTACTCTTTCACTACTATTATAATAATTATGATTATCAATCTTTCCTCTGAGATAATAATTTTTATCCCAAAATAAAGTTGACATTGTAATTGATAAATTTCTAATAATCTCATATATATCAGAACTAATATCATGCACACCACCATTATCAATTCTGCCTTTTTTGTGTTCCGGTGAAACTGATAATGAAAATAGTTTACTCAATTTAAAGAAACCACTCGGTTCATTTAATATACTTCTTAATATATTAGAAGATAATGCTTCATTTAATATGTAATTTTCTAAATTGAAACTCATTGATACTTAAGTAATTATAATTAATTATAATATAATTAATCATTTAGTATATTTATAAATTAATAGTAAATATCCTAAATTATAAGCATATATTATATTAAAATTTAAATGGGACAATTAGTTGCATTTGATACATAGACCAATAGATGGTATAATGAATCTATTAATAATGGTGATTTCACAAGTCAAGTTTTTGCAAAAGGCTACGATGATCCTACATATATGACCTTTAAGCTTGAATTTGGTGGATGGGGATATTCATCAAAAGATTTTGCTGGTGTAACTGCATTAAGTCGCGCATTAAATTATAATGGCGACCCAGATAACTATGGTTCAACCAGAAATTTCAGATATGATGATTTACCAATGGGACTTTTAGATCCTAATTTTATTGATGATGACGATTTTTCATATCCATCATATGCATTTAATCATCAATCTGTCTATAATGCTTATAATTATCTAAAAAATAGAAATGAAGATTCTCGAGCTAATTATATTAAAGATTTCATAATTGGCCTTTATGAAATACAACATAGTTTTCCTTATATATTTCAAAATATATCAGGATTAAACAGCTTATCTAATTTTTCAAATAAACGTGGTTATCGATTAAAAGATGCAAAACTAACTATAGAGTGCCAAGAAGGCTTATCAATGAAAATAAGAACTTTAATGGAACTTTATAAAAAAGCTGCTTGGGATGAAGTTTATCAGAGATGGATATTGCCGGAAAACTATCGTCAATTTAAATTAATTATATATGTCTTTGAAAGACGAACTTTTCATTCTATGCAAGATGCAGATGTAACATCATCAACAGAAGAAAATCAAAGTTTTGGATCATAGGTTGTTAATTTCTTAGCATCTGCTGCATCTTATTCAGGAACATTAGCAGCAGTTGGCACTACAGCATATATTAAGCCAAGTTATATAAACATGATGTTGCCAATAAAAGCATATGAATGTTTTCCTTGTGAATTTAACATGGATATGAAAGATGAAGATTCACTTAATATAGGATGGAATGACGATACACCTGCTAAAACTACTATTACTATAGATGTTAAAAATGTTAAAACTTATATGTCAAATAAGTTAATGAAACGTCTTAATAATTATATGATATATGATTTAGCATCTAATATAGAAAGATCTTCATTAGAAGAAGCATGTTCTACAATATCCGGATCAAATATTAATTATTTGACCAAAGATATATTCTATAAGGATGATCTTAATAATGGTGTTCACCAATTAGGAGGTGGTGGTAATTCGTCTTCTTCATAGGAAGTTAAAGAACAATGGAATAATATGGTTAATAACTGGAAAACTGTATTTGGCAAAGGTTCTGATTCTTCGGTTAGTTCATAGAATAATTCAGGATCAGCTTCTGCTTTAATAGAGGCAGAAAGTTTAGCTGATCAAAGAGAGGCTTTACCATGGTGGCATGAGGCTGTTGTTTCAGGCCCAGGTGATTTTAAATATGGCGGAAATGTATTCAAATACTTATGGAATTTATTGAAATCTGGTACACAGCAAATTAAAGTTGGACCTGGTTATGTAGATGCATCATCTGCATTATTCTATAATCTTATGGATTTTATTGATTATCATAATTCGCAAGCCTTAGAATATTATAGTGTTGCTACATAGAAAGGCAGAAAAGATTTAGAAAAATTGAGAAATCCCAGAGAAATTCCCGATAATTTTGAAATGGTTTCTTTAGAAGATTATCGTGAAAAACCAGATAATAATTTGGAAAATGATTATAATTATAGAGAATTACCAGATGATATACCAGAAAATAATTATGATTATAGAGAAGAACCTGAATATGATTTAAATCAATTATAGGATCCACGAGATATTCCAGATCAAGAATTAACACCGGGTGATGATCCTCGAGAATTACCAGATCAAGAATTAACGCCCCAAGCAGATCCTCGAGATATACCGGATTATGATATGGTTAATATGGATGATTATAGGGAGAATCCTGAACAAACATTAACTGAACAAGATGATCCTCGAGATATACCAGATTATGATTTAGTTGAAAATAATGAATATCGAGAGAATCCTGATTAGACATTAACCACACCGGATGAGCCAAGAGAATTGCCAGAATATGATATGGTTAATATGGGTGATTATAGAGATGAATATCAATATGATCTATATAATGTTGATGAATATAGAGAACTTCCAGAATATGCCATAGATTCGTCTGTATCGTACCGGGATTTGCCAGATGGTACTTTTACTACCCAAGATGATTATCGTGCGATACAGAGCTCCGAAATGGCCTCTACACAAGTGTATCGAGATACTAATGACCTTATACAACAACAAACATCACCATTTAGAGAAAAACCTACTGGAATTACATTTGAAACAGCAGATGGCCGTTCATATGATTTATATAAAGTTGATGACTTAATTACATTCGATAATACGGGTAGAGTATTACCAAATAATGTAATTGTAGAGAAGAATGAAATAATATCAATGCTTAGTAAAGCAACATCAACACATATGACGGAATCATTTAAAAACGTTAATGATGCATTTACATATACAGAAAGAATGATTAAAGATATGCTTGAAAATGGTGATGAAATTTATAAGGCATATAAAGAACAAGGTGATGATAGAAAAGCATTAGCTCAAGCAATAATTGATTTTAAAAATGATACATCATAGGATGCAATTATAAAAAGATTACAATAGTTATAGAAAGCATTAAAACAATTAACAGAATTAGCTGCTCGTTCTTTACCAGATATACCAGTAAGTAAAGCAACTTATCAAAATGAAGCTGATACATCAAAATAGTTTACATTAGTACCTATTAATGCAGTTAAACGTATATATGATAATATGATGCTTTATAGTATAGATGAACCTACATTACATAAAATGTCTTATCAATCTTTAATAGCGGTTAATAATGAATTATTAAGAGCTATAACAGATTCTGAAGCAATGGTTGAGGTTATGTAGCCTGATATTATAAGTAAAGCAACTGAAGGTAATCAAAAAATAGAAGATGGCAAATTAACTAATAATACTAAAAGAAAAACAAAAACAGGTAAAAACCTTATAGGTTAAAATATAATAATGGTGATAATTTTTAGATTACCACCATTATTTTTTAATCTATACCTAATAATTGATTTACTTTAACAGTATTACCATCTGCATCTTTACATGATGTTGTTACATATCGTGTGCATTGATTAGCTGCTTTTACATAATAATTCTCATATTGTAATTTAACATCCGGTCTTAATATAAACACATTTGACCAGAATATTTTAACAAATTCCATATAAGATTGCGTTATCTATAAGGTCTTGGTCGGCGAATCATCTACAGTAATTGTTGTTATTGTTGGTGCTAATCCATATTTGTACATAACATCAAGCATTTCATCTGAATATATAATTGCCTATAACATTTCTTCAGGCGTTCTTGTTAAGCTAACCAGATTCATAGCTTCACCATAGAATCGTTGTGCATATTCCTAACTAACCTATTTAATTTCTTTCTTTTCATTAGCAACTATATATAAGCCTGTTGTTGTTACATAATTAGGTAATGCATAACTATCTATTACAGCTTCAGATCCTCTTTCAACTGCATAATATCTGCCTCTTAATAATTGTGCATCTGGTATAAATTCCTATAATGCAGATAATGTTTTTGTTAAATTAGTATTTAATCCATTTGCTGATACACCATCAGATTCTGCATTATCTTCTGTAGATTCACTATCGCTTGATGATGTGTCTGTGGTATCACTAACAGATGATTCAACAGATGATCCAGCATTAACATCATTTTTAATTGTTACTTCAGAACTGCTACTGTCAGACGATGCATCCGGACATACTGATTTACCAGATATAGGCCATTCTCTTCTTACTAATTTAACAATAGTTCTCCACTATGTACCATATTCATTTGAATTATTAACATCAAATACGTACTTGATAGAATCAATAATAAACCAACCGGACATATTTTCATATATCAAACTTGTTACAATATCATTATTATTCATAAATTCAAGGTTATTTGCTTTATCCAAATCGACTATCATACACGGTATTTTTTCACCTCGCATAATAGCAAAGTTAAAACCATTTAATTCAACCGTTATATATTTTTTCTATAACTATAATAGATTAATTCTATTATGATTAACTGCAGCATCATAGAATTTATTAACAGCACCTGTTGCTAACATATTATCACCAGTATCAACAATAGTTTCACCGTCTGAGTCTGCCTAAATATCTGTTATATTACCGCCAACTTTCTTATTATTAGATTTCACAAAGTCTTCGTAGCTATCGCCCGGCACATAACTATCATTACGAGCAGGACCTATTAATAGATAAAAACCATGTTGCATTTTCCAATCATTATATGGCATTGAATAACTCATTGTGAATTGCTTAGGTTCACCATCACCAGATGACCAGTTACCATTTGTAAATGTAACAGTTAAATTAATACCCATTATACGAGATATTTCACCAGATTGGTTAGTCTCCTTAAATGATATAGCATATAAAGGCGAGTTTGCATCATTATCCGTTGATATATTAGTAATGATTTTACCTTGTGGCCATACAACACCTTTATCAACATCTGTTTCAGCTTCTGTATCAGTTTTCTAACCACGTTTAGCATCTTTACCTCTATGTGATAATATTGCATTTTGGAATGGCACAATATCAATTTTTTCATCAGGACCATTTTCAACTAATTGCTTATTAATATTAATAAATGATAAACCATATCTTGGATCTATCCAACAATCAAAGAATGATTCAAAATTCTTCCATGAGTGACTACATACATCCTATATGAATTCCTTAATATTAGATGGTCTATTAATATCTTCATCTGGCATATTAGTTGTACAATACCACATTTGTTCATCATTGGTATTTTCAGGATCATTAAAGAAGAATGATAATTTTAATTGTTCCGCACAATATATTAATGCATCTCTGGAACTACCTGAAAATGCAAATGTCATATTTGCATTATATAAGTCAGGTATATAAAGTTCACCTGATACAACAAAGTCATAATCTGTACCAACATTTGATATAATTTCATTTGAAATACATGTTGTTATTAAGAAATCACATCTTAATGATTTATAAGCAGCTGTAGTAGGTTGTACAAAAACAGCCATCATATCACCATCTTTAACAATATTATTCTTTAACATTGTTGTTGATTTAATAACAAAATGTAATTTAGCAGTTGGAACAAATCCAATAGTTGAAAGTTCAAAACTTTTTATTTCATCTGGTGAAAAATAATGGTCATTAATACGAATTAATGGATATGTTACCCCGGCACTTGCTAATGGATCTTCGCCAGAATCACCACGGGTACCTGGCATTTCAGGTTTATCAGATGTAATACCAGTAGTCTATACAACAGTATTAGTATCTTCAATTACAATTTCGCCATTTGCATCTTTAGTTTCTGAAGTTTTAACCTCTGTTAATTCTAATGTAGATGTGCCATCACCATTAGAAGTTGATGTTGCTGTTGTACCACTGGTTGCATATGCAGATGTACTATTATATGTTTCTGTTGTTGAAGATGATGAATCATCAACAGGTAATGATAATTCATCAACTGTAATAGTGGATTTTGAATATTGATATATTCGGGTATGCTTTATAGAATTATCTGTATCTACTGTTAATGCTGAATATATATTATCAGATGAAGATGACAAAACTGAAGAATATGACGAAGAAACTGTTGTTCCATCCCAATCAGATGGTACTGCGCCAGAACCAGATGTACTGCCATAATCAGAAATATCACCAACAACATCATCACCAACATTTCCACCTTGGTATTCTTTTAATATTTCAACTGCAGCTGTAACTCGTGCAGATAATAAACCATTATATCCGCCACCCCATGTATACTTATTAAGTTGTTCTACAGATGCATATCCACCACCAGCCATTGCATATCCATTTTCATATCCTCTTAACCATTTATCAGTTGATGCTGTTGCAGTTTTACTGGCTTTTAAATCATTAACAAAGGATGATTTGCATGTCTATATAACAACTTCTATCTATTGATCCATTGTCCATGTTTCAATAGGTGTGTATCTTTTAAATTTTTGCTATATTTCAGTTTTCCATGTATTAGACCACTATGCTAAACCGGCACCATATCCAGAACCATTTGCAGATGAACCAGTAAATGTACCGGCTTTTTCTTGTTTATTATATGATGCAGGATTACAATGTGATTCGCACCAAAAACAACCAACAGAACCAACTGCATTAACTGGTTCACAATTCCATGCACTACATAATTTTTTTAATATATAACATCCATTATCTTTACCTGACTATGTTACAGTTGCCATTAATAGTAATATAAAAGTTAATGATTTTATTATTTAATCAAAAAAAAGAAAGCCGGTTTTTAGGACCATTATTTCCTAAAAATCGGTTATCTTAACTTTAAATGATTATATTAATCCAAAATAAAAATTGAAGTATATAATTAACTTAGATTAATTATTCAGCTACTTCAACAGAATCAACTGCAACAACCACTGAATCTACAGAAACAGAATCATTTACAACTTCAGTTGAATCTACACCAGTTGTTTCTTCAGGTGCTGCACCTGTATTTGTGCAGCTGGCCGCAGCAAGCATTACAATAGCAGCTGCAAAAAGCATAATCTTTTTCATTGTAAAAATGTATTTTAATTATTAAATTAATTTTTGTTCATATATTTATAGTCATTATTTTTATATTGTCTGATGTAATATTTTATTTTTTCTGATATAAATAATTAAAATATAAAAATCAGAGTAATATAACTAATGGCAGATACAACAAGTCAAGGCCTAAAACGCCCTGGACATTTTACCTCTTCCAAGATTTCGATGGACAAAGATGAACCTTTGTACCTCAATCTATTCACCGTGACACTTGATCCGCCAGCCTCACTTGCTTCACGAGATGATCAGGAAACTCTAATTGTTCTTGAAGGCATCCGTAGTATTTCAGGTCTAACGACATAGGTTGGTCTCGGTTCTACTTCTCAAAAATATAAATGGGCTGAACGTATGTTCTCAGGTGCAAAACCTGGACAAACTCACCTTGATTTACAAATCAACTTTGAACTTAACATGCGTCCCGGTACCACAACAAATGATAACTATACTTATAAGTTCCTCCGTAAATGGTCAGATATTGTATATGATCCTTTGACAGGTCGTATGGGTATTAAACAGGAATATGCAGCTGCATCTATGACAATTACCATGCAAGACAAACGTGGTATTCCATTCTGGCAATGGATTTGTTATAATGTATTCCCAACATCTGCTCTTCCTGCACCTGAATTGAACTATGATACTGATAGTTTAATGCAAGCGCAAGTTTCATTTGCTTGTGACTATTTTGATGAAACTATTCTTTAATTAAAAATATCTTGGAAAACTTAAAAGAACTTATATCTAAAAAATATAAGTTCTTTTTATTTTTAATTCAACATATCAGGTTCTCTTTCTTCCATCATAAATGATGCATATTGGTCTGCTATACATAGCATTGTTGTTAATGGATATTCAAGTGCTGAATAAAATGCTTTCTTTTGATACATATCCATCATAGTGCCTTCACTAAAAGCACCCATATGCCATCTAATAGCAAGAATTTCTTCACCTGTTAATCTCATAAATTGTTGTAATAATATAACAGATTTTTCGCCATGTCCACATGGAAATTTGTCAACTATCTTATATGATTGTGTTGTTACCCATTTATTATTTTCATCCTTATGCCAACGTTCACCGGGTGTATAATAGTTGGTTTTACATAAATCATGGAATAAACATGATATTGCAATATTCTCTTCTGTTATATTCTCACAATGTTTTTCATATACAGAATACTTAGGATTAACAACATCACGAAGTTCTTTACACATCTTATATACATTAAGAGAATGTTCAACTAAACCACCGGGATATGCTGAATGATAAATGGCCGATGCAGGTGCTATAAAGAAATCAGATCTATGTTCCAACCAATCCAATAATTCATTAATACCGGGTCTTGTGATAACAGTACGACAAATATTTAAAAATTCTTGTTTATTTTGTTCTATAACTTCTTCTGATAACTTATTACTCATTATAATATAAGTTTTTTGAATTTTCTTTATTAATTATATAATGTATATAATGAAAAGTCTACATAAATTTTAAAAATAAACAATTTAAAAATATAGGCTATAATAATCAAACGAAACAAAAATAACAAAAAACGTATGATTGATAGTACAGTACAATTTACTAAGATTCGTAATGTAAAAAGTCCTGTTAGGGCAAATGCAAATGATGCCGGATCTGATTGGTTTATTCCTGAATATGATGAAAAATTCTTAAAAGATCTATTGGAAGCAAATGCATTGAATGATCTTAATATCAAAATTGTGAAAGAACATGATAAAGAATTGGTATCTATTACAATTCCTCCTCAAGAACAAGTAAAAATTCCTTCTGGTATTAAAGTGTGGATTCTTAATAAAGATACATATCTACAAGCCACTAATAAATCAGGTGTTGCTACTAAATTGAGACTTATTGTTGGAGCTGATACTATTGATGCTGATTATCAAGGTGAAGTACATATCAATCTTATTAATACAAGCAATATACCTGTTATGGTAGAATCTGGTCAAAAGATTGTTCAATTTATTCATAAGGAATATATTAGAACAGATTGGCAAGAAGTTTCTAATGAAGAATACGATAATATTGGTACCAGTGATCGTGGAGCATGTGGCTTTGGTTCAACTGGTAGTAAATAATATGAAGATATAATAATATAAATTTGCAGTTTGGTAGTGTCTTTTAGACACGTTTAATTAAAAGTTCAGAGATTAAAGTGGTTTGTTTGAGAAAAATAGATCACTTTTTATATAAATAAGTTATAATAAAACTAACTTAACTTTAAATTTATATACAAATGACTAACGATGTTTCGGTTTTTATCAATATTGTATATGCAGAAAATGCAACCTATCCATAGTTATTAAATGCAGGAGCATGTTCTGCTGGTGATATAGTGCTTATTAAATCAAAAGATAATCCCGGAGGATCATTATGGACACATAGTTCAGAATTTAAATTTGTTGATCCAACTTTAGTAGATTAGATTTTACAAAAGATTAATGAAGAACTTATAAAACCAGATAATGATGGCAATATCAAGTTAACCGGTAATTTAATACTTAATAATAGTACAGAAGATAAAGACAATGACGCTTATATAGAAACATATAAAGTAATAGCTAATTCATTTGATATAATAAGTAACGATGGTGAAAGCACCACTAATATCTATACAGTTGAATAGTCTGATAATAATGATGATATTGTATTAAAATTTAATCCGAAAGTTATTATACAAGCAGAAGATATTATATTAGATTATGATGGTCAATAGATAGATGTTAAGAATACTATATAGAATATAATAAATTGTTTAGAATATATCGATATAGATAAAAATGCAAAATAAGTGAGTAAGTAATATATAAGGTAATAAAATCAATGGATATAAACTTATTAGGTTTATATCCATTTCTTTTTAAGTAACAAAAATAAGGTTTATTATTAATTTTGGTTATATTATAAATTTAAGAATTATGATTCATCAGATGTTGCAGATGTAGTAGATGCTGTTAATGTCTCCAAAGTTGATTGAATAGTTTTCAAAGATGCTTCTACAGCTTCAAGTCTTTCATTTATAGAGTTTACTGTATTAGATATAACATATTCATCATCTTCAATCTCTTTTATAAGATTTGTATATTGATCCTGAATATCAGATATTGATGATTTTAAATCTGATAGTGCAGATGCAGTTACTTCATCTATTTCTGATACCCTATCTGTTAATGATTCAATATTAGATGTATTTGTTGCTATATTATCAGTATTGGTTTTAATAGAAGATGCTAATGTTATAATAGAACTGTTTATTGTTGTTATACTACTATTAATTGAACTAATATTAGTATTAGTTGTTGTTATAGAACTATTAATAGATGTAATATCATTGTTTAATGTATCTATACTATCAGTATGCTATTTTATTGCTTTTGCAATGACTAATTCGTCATCTTCAATTTCTTTAACTAATGCATTATAACTTGCATCTAATGTTTCTTCAAGATTTGTTGTACGAGATGCTAAATCATTTAAAGATACAGCAGTTGTTTGTGAAGCTTCATCAAAATCTGATTTTAATGTAGTATAATATTCAGTTAATATACCAGCAGATGTATTAAGAAGATCAATTGATGCATTTATATTAGTAATATTTGATTTAATTGAATCTATTGATTGACCATATGCTTCAATATATGTTTTATAACTGTTTATAGATGAAGTATGTTCGGAAACAGTTTTTGATAATGAACTAAGACTGGATGTATTAATATTAACTTTAGTTGTTAATGATGTTAATGAGCTATCAATTGAACTAATACTTGAATCAAATACATTTACTGAAGCATTAATAGTGTCAACACTTGACTCTAATAAACCTACACTTGTATCAAGTTTGGTCATTGCAGATGCAATGACTAATTCGTCATCTTCAATTTCTTTAACTAATGCATTATAACTTGCATCTAATGTTTCTTCGAGATTCTATGTTCTTTCCGCTAAATTATTTAATGATTCAGATGTTACTTGTTCATTTTCAATGATGGCTTTATATAATAAATTTACGGCTTTTTGTGATACAGCAATCGATGATGATTCTTCAGTATAATCATCAGTCAATTGCATAAATTTTAATTCTAACTATTGTGTTACAATCTATTGATTTTTAAAATCTATTATAAAATCATCTAAACTTGTGTTTTTAGAATTTGAAATACCATTTTTTGTATACTTAAAAGAAATCATTATAATACGTTTATTATATTAAGTATTTGATTTAAAGTATTTATAATAAAAATTTAAATTATATAAAATTACGATAGTTTGAATAAATATCTTAAATTTTAAGGTTTTGAATAATGAGAAAACGTTCTATAAATGAAGGATATAAAAGCCAAAAATTAAAAAATATAATAGCTAAACACGGTAAGCCTGTTGATAATTCCGATTATATATTTTTATATGATACAACAGATGATGAAGTTATCGGAGTATCAAAAGATTACGATGAAATACGACAGATTATTAAGAATATAAAACCAATAAATTCAAATATTATTGAATTAGAAGATGGAACATATTTAGCTATTGATAAATCAGTTTATGAATTGTCAGACCAAATAAAGAATAGACATATTGGTGGTAGACAAGATAAATTTGGTGGTTATCGCGAAAAATACCATAAGAATTATGAAACTCGTGGTAAAAACAATAATTATCGTTATAATAATGATACTATTAGATCTGAATTTGAGAATAAAAAACATATGCTTCGTGCAAAGAAAGCAAAACAGCTTTTAACTGAAGAAGATATTAAACAAATATATGAATATGTTGAAGATCATTTAAATTTTGATAGTGAAAATATTGATTTTGAAAGAACAGATGCATATCAATCTTTTGAAATTGATGATCAATTAGAATTATCATTTGGCACTTGCTATATAGCAACAAAATGGGAAGTTAGCTTAGGCGAACCTTGGGGTGCATATGGCGAAATATTTTGTAATGGAACAATTTCTTTAGATAGTTTATCATTATACATTGATGATTATTCATTAGGTCTTTCTAAAGATGAAGGCGATGGTGATTATATAACAGATATTGAACTTGGTTTAGATTATAAAGGAATAAAAACTGAATACTGGGATAGAAAAATAGAAGCAGGTGTTTATAGTTATGATGAAATGTATGGTGTGAGTAACCGGGATTTTGTATAATTATATTACATAAATACAATATTAAAAGTTAAATAAGTTATGATTAAGCCTAATATACCAAAATATGTAACAAATAAACCATCTGGTTATGTTCAAACAGAATCTGGACATAATGGTCCGTTTATACCTCAACAAAAATTCAGTGAATTAATGAGGGATTTTGATCCTAATGATCCTGCTAATAAAAATAGAACATTTGAAAAAATGGTAGAAGCCGCCAATAAGAAGCATTTAAATCCCGGTGAACAAAGTTTTCATTATTATGTAGAAGATGGTGATGTTCATGGATTTGTAGCTATTGGTAATATAAATGATAAACTACCACACATCATTATAACAGATACCGGATATAATAATACATATTCATATTAGGAAGCTATGTCTGCATAGGATTCAAGTATTGAACGATTATAGGAAGATGTATCTGATATAAAAGCAGCAATAACTGGAAGTGGTGGTAATATTGTTATTAATAATGCTGTTTTATGGGAAGATTTAGATGCAGATAATGAATAATTTTAAAATAATTTATAAAATTCTATATATAAAAAATGAATCTGGATAACTTAAAAATTATCCAGATTTCTTTTTATATTATAAAATATTATTCGTAATTTAAATCATTATTAAGTAATTTATTATGCATCAAGATCTACCCATGTAAGTGCAGTAACAACACTTGTATCACATGCATCAGACAATGCTTTAGCATATGCTTTAGCACCATAAACAGTATTAACAGTTGAAGCATCAGATGATGTTCCAAGAACTTCAGATTTTGCTGTTGATATTGCAGATTTAACTGATGTATCATAGTTTTTATTTAACAAATCTGAAATTGTAACAATTGTACCAGTAGTACCACTAATTGTTGATGGTGTTACAGTAATAGTTGTTAAATAAGAACTATTTGTATCTTGTGCGCCTGTTACAGTTTGAACAAATGATTTATCATTAATTATAGATATAGCTTCTGCAATAACTTTTTCGTCATCTTCAATAGCTTGATAGATACCTTTTAATGCTCTTTGTGATAATGTCTTAATTTCAACTGATGTTGTATCATTTGTGCCTTCAGCTGTTTGGGTAATTGTATAAGTATTCCAAAGAGATGTATCAGCAAAATTATAAGATGATGTTGTATCAGTTTCGTTACCAGTATTAACACCAGGTGCAATAAATGATGTATCGACTATACCATTTGTTAATGTTTCATTTGATTCAGCAGAAACAACTTTAGTTACATATTCAACAGCATTTTTAACTGCATCAATGCTTAATGAAATCTTATTATCTTCTCCAACAGTAATATATGTATCACCAGTATATACGTCAACAAGGTCATTAACATTCAAATATAATGTAGATTCAGTACCATCATCGTCCTTTGTATTAATTACAAATTTAATATACTTAGTTGTTCCAGTAGAACTATATGTATCACCAGTTACTGTACCTGTTACAAGTTCAGCACTCTTAACCAAGTAATCTTTAGGAATGTCAATATCACCAACTGATGTACCATTTTGATAAATTGTATATTTCTTTAAAATATTATCAGAACCATCAGCAGAACCAACACTTACATTATATTTTGTTGCATCGATTGTATATGTTTTATACCCAGTTGCTCCATCAGCAGTTGCAGTAACACTTAATTTAGAATCCGTTGAAGCAACTGAAATAACATCACTTTTTAAGAATGTTTCAATTGTACCAACAGATGAATTTGCATCGGCAACTTTGGCTTCAGCTTCAGCTTGTGCAATTTTTATAACATTTTCAGGTGTAACAACATCAAATGTTAATGTATTAGTACCATTATCTTGTGTACTATCAACATATGTAACAGTGATAGTATTCTTCTTATAACCATCAGATGTGTTTGAACCAATTACTGATTCAGCACCTTTTTCGATATTCAGAATCTTAGATGAAACTAATTTACCATTAGCAACAACTGCGCCTTCACCATTATCGGTATAACCAAAGTAAAGACCACCATCTTTGGTATCACTTATTTTTCCAAGTACGGTTTTTAATTTACCGTAACCAAATTTAACTTGTGTATTATCGGCCATAACTATTATGTTATTGTATTATTATCAATATTGATAATTTTAATTTTTAAGTTTTATTATTTATTGTTTTTTTTCTTTACCATGCCTTACATGATTGCATATTACTAACAACTGTATCTTGTGTATTAAGATCAATGTTAATAGGCTGTATACCTTTTGCATTTTGATCATCAATGCCATTTACTCTTAATAGATATATAACATTATATATTTGTTGAAATAAATCTGTTAATATACTTTGAACAACTCTATCCTTAGCCATTATATGACCAGAATGCTCATTCAAATAATCATTAACAATTTCCTTCAATGTATTAACTATAGACAAAGGATCATTATCACAGGGAACTGTTATTTTATTAACTAATGGTTGTTCAAAACCATATGTTACTCTTAATGCCTTTGTTATTTCAGAAATACATCTGTCATTAAGCCACCATTGTAGATTTTGCATTGCAGTTCGTGTACTTTCATTTTTAATACATGTTATACAATCCACTAATTTATATGAGAAATCAATCAACTTATTAAGCAATAATATATCATCTGGCAATTCAACAGGATTACAATTAGGATTTGTACATTCTAATTCACCACATTGATTATTCAAATTTGAAACTGCCAATACATATTCTGCTTGTTGAGGATCAATATTTTGGGTAATATATTTTATTTGTTCTTTATTTAACTACATAGGTTTATTAAATAATTTCAAACCTTTAAGTTATTTATTACATTTAATATAATAAATAATTTGTGATGGATAAGTTTGATTTTAATAAAGCAATATAGGAAGGTATTAATACGACATCTGGATATACATCATCCAGTATGCCTGATTCTTGTGGTTTTGTTTATTAGGTATTACCATTATCATTTGATCTTTTATAGACTGGTAAAACAAGAAAAGTTCCTAAAGAAGCTAAAGACCAAATTAAATTATATAATGGTGACCATATAGAAGGATTATCCATATATGATAAAAAGAAACATAAAGGTAATATACAGCGAATATTATATAAGGATACAAAACCATTAGTTGGTTATATAGTAGATGATGAAACATCCGAAATCATTCCAATTTTATTATCATCTGCAAAGAAAATAAAAAAGGCTTAAGATTTATTTCTTAAGCCTTTCTAATTATAATTTGACAATTTATTTTAACAATTATGCTTCAGCTTGTTCATCAGAAGTTTCTACTGTTACTTTCTTTTTACGACCTCTTTTCTTAGGTTTTGTTTCTTCTGCAGTTTCTGTTGTTTCTTCAGATTTTACTTCTGTTGAATCTTCTTGTTTATCAAGTATTTCTTCCAATTCTTGTTTTATTGCATCACCAGCCTTTTCAGATTCATCAGCTTGGGGCACTTCAATTTCTTCTTTTCCAGATTCCAATGTTTCTTCTGGATAGTATTCCTCAAAATTCTTGGATTCTTCATCAACATTAGCAAATGCCTTATTCATTTTTTCCGAAATTTCTTCAAGCTTAGTTTGCGGTAATTTATTAAGTTTTTCTTTTAATTCTAAATATGCCTTATAACCACTTCCGAAATTTGGATTTACATAATTCATGCTCATTTTATAATTACTTAATTATATATCGTTTTAGTTATTTACTATTGCTATAAAATTTCCTCTTATATGCATAATCAATAATACTATTCATTAATGATGGTGTATACCAGAAATTACTATCATTATATACTTTATAATAAGGATCATCTGTTGTTCCCATTTGGCATATTGCAATATGAATACTATCTATAGTTCCTAATTTATAAGTTTCCATTAAGGCTTTCTTATATAATGATAATTGTACCATATATCCATAATAATCACAACTTGGAAAACTCATCATTGGGCCATACATTTTTTCATATCCGGTTGTTTTAATTTCTGCATTTGTTTTCCAGTCTATAATAAGGAAATGTTTACTATTAGGATTATAAAGTAAACAATCACATCGGCCATTTATAATTTGATCATTATTAAATTCATGTCTTATATATAAAGGAATTTCAGTACCTATAACATCTGTATATCCTATACTGTTATAATGTGCTATTACATTCCAAAAGCCTTTCATTGCTCTTTGCATGAATTCATCATTATCAATATTATGTTTTAATGACCAATCATTAAACTTATTATTATCTCTTATTTCTATTTTTTGTTCAACAAAAGAATCAAATAGTCTACCACGATCAGTTGCTTCTTTTGCTTTAACTTCCCATGATAATATAATATCTTCTTTTGACATATGATAATAACGATGGCCTTCTTGGTTATAATATTTGTCAACCATTCTTTGAGCTGTTCTTTCTTTATCAAATTCAGGTTTCAAATAACCAATACAACCAGATACACTAATGGTTTTTATACCATTAAGTTCTCTTTTTATATCGTCATTAATCCTTTTAATATATTGTGTTATTGTATTATTCATCTTTTATATTATATAAAGAAATTGGTTAGTTGTCTATAATGATAACTAACCAATTAAATTGGCATTATTGCCTTTTAAACTAACTATTAAACAACTTTATTTTTATTTTAATTATTTAAACTTTTGTATTTCATTATACAAAGGTTCTGCAATTCGTTTTGCTTCCGGGTGAGGCGCACCTGTTGTACCAAAATATCTAAGGTCAAAGAATTTATCCCATGCATCCATAAATCCTGTACATACAAGTTCAGTTTTCAAACCTAATGGTAGAATATGACGAGCATCTTGTGCAGTCAATATTTGCCCTTTATAATTATCAGATTTTGTAGTTATCTTATTATATACATCCTCAATATTAATAAATTCATTAGTCATCAAAACCTCTGTTTCATCTACTGATACACTTTCATTAGTTTCCTTATTAAGGATATACCATTCACTATCTATTTTATAAGGACCAGGTTTTGCCATATTAAGGAAATTATCATTCATCCACCAAGGTCTAATAATAGAGATTTCAGAACCAAATTTTTCTTTTGAATAACAACAGAATCGAGTAGACTCTTGTCCAAAGCTCATAATGCGGTGTCTTACAAATTCATTAGCAACACCCCTATCTGTAATAAACTTAACAGTGATTCTAATATCATGCGAGCCTCTAATAGGATTTGTCATATATTTAAGATCAGCTGTTCTATCATTTTCTACAATTACTCGATAATTAGTAGTAATATAATGTTCCTTACGATGTTTACCCCATTCTATTACAGTATTAACTTTACTATAAGGATTATGTTTGTAAAAATCAACAATAGTTTGGAGTTTAACTTGATTTGTTTTTACATCTTCATAAATGGTTAAATAGATGGTTCCATGTTCCAACATTGCGCCATGTTGAGATTTAATCAATCGGTTAACAAATCCTTCAGCTGTTTCTGAGTGAACTGTATTTTCTTCAAGACCTGTTACAATATTACCAGCCAAATCTACATATGCATAAGATTCAAATGGACAATCTTCATATTTAATTTTATCTTCAGATTTATAACATGTTCTTGCACATTTTTCAATGTGATCATATACACTTGCAATAGTATTAACTCTATTAGTTACAAGTATTTCAAATGACGGGTCTATATACTTCATCTATTAATTACTCCTTTACTGATGTTTCTTCTTTAAGTTCATCTTCATTCAAAACTGATGAATCAATATTAGCAACAATATTAACATCTTTGGATGCTTCATATACATATGTAACATTCAATGATTTATCGGTGCATGTTGCATTATTAAGATCCAATGTTGGATCATATGGTGTTTGTGTCGTGGTGTAAATTTTATTTGCCATTTTAATGGTATATTATATTATATTTTTAAAATAATGCTGATGTGTAACAAAGTTCTGGTGTTAATTGCGGATGATTCAAAATTGCAAGAACTTTATTCAAAGGTGTTAAAACAAGATCTTCAAATTGTTTATTATAATCAATAGGTGGTGCATATTCTAATGGAAAATCACCCGGGAGAAATGCAAACACTGGATAATCAGGATCTGTTGTCTTATAAAATTTAACCTTATCTCTTGTTTTAATTCTATTATATTTAGCCTTGAATTTTTTATTCTCAGGTTTATTCAAAAAATAATTTGCAATTGCTGCACCTTTAACATGAATAGGACAATGAAGATTTAATGTAACCTGATTAGTATCATCAAGAACAAATTTTTCATAATCACCTATTGATGCAGCTTTAGATATATCATCCGGATTTTGTTTTATAAAATCTGCTTTATACTTTTTAAGTGCAGCAAATAACTCTGTGAATCCCATTGGTGTATTATGATCACCATACCACATAAGAACTCTCTTATAGAAATCTGCTTGACATTCTCTGACAAATTTAGGGCAACTACCTTGAATAAGTTCAAGACCCTTATAGATAATATCTTCACCTTTATCCAAATATATATTTGGTTCTTTCCATCCTTCCATCATGGTGTAATGCTTTTTGGCAACCATAACAGCTGATGTTGCAATCTTTTCAAGTTCAAGTTTCTGTAGATTCTTATTACAATTAAAAGCTTTTGCATAATCCTCATATTTTTGATTCATATAAGGTTCCAAACCATAGTTCCAAAGATCTACAGTAAATGCAAGTTCTCTTTCAGGTGGTATATTTAATTGTTGAACTATACGATTCAATTCAACATATATAGAATTATGAACGAGAATATCATTAGCAAAGAATGTATGTGTATCATCAACTTCTATATCATAAACATATTCATTCTGAAACATACCAAGACATTCTATTGACTCAATATCCTCAATTTCTATTTCAAGATTATTTTCAATTTTATTACTCATACTTATTATAGTATAAAATATAATAAAGTTTATATAAAATAACAGTGAGCACTTATATACTCACTGTTAATCATATTTTAAGTTCTATACCTCAATTTATTTTGAGCTATATTAACAAGTTCATCTAACTTATCAACAAATAATGTAAAATTTTCAACATCTTTATTATCCGGAAGATTCCTATATTCATTCAATAAAGATTTTCCAATCTTATGGATAATTATATCCAAATTTTTTAATGTATCTTCCATACCTTGATAATATGCATAATAACATACATCTTTAGTTTCTTCTGTAAAGTGTTGTGTATACTTATTTGCTTGTAGATCGCAATATTCTTCTAAGTCTGACATATTATTTAAATTTAATAGCGAACTGGCCACCACCACAATCAACGTCATCAATCATAAGAACCTTATCATTCTTATATACACTAATAGTTGTCCAACCATGATATACAATTTGTTCATCTTTATACTTCAAGAACAAATCAGGAACGAATTTAATATTGTCATATCCTGCATCATTAAGTAATTGTTGAACTTCATCAACCGTTGATTGAGCTTCTGAGAATACAATATATTCATCGCCTTCATCAGAACTTTCAACTGTGCAAACTTCAATATAATCAATATCATTCCAACCTAATAGATTCAATGTTGATTCAATTGCGGTCATTGTTTCAGTAATATGATCTTCAGTATTTGTTGTTTCGCAATCAGCTTCATCCCATGTATTATAACCAGTTGAAATTTTAGGGAGCAAATCATAATATATTGACCCTGTTAGTTCTCTTGCATCTTTAAATTGTTTCATAATCCGTAATTCTATTTAAAAATTAATATTTAATTGTTTTTATTTAAATTTGATAATAAATGCAATACCACCACTTATTGTACGGTCTATACATAAACCATCCATATTATAATAATATATAATAGATAATAGATTACTTTGATACATTGTTATCTTTTTTTCATCTTTCAAAGATTCTCTTTCATAAGGTTGATTATTATCATATCCATGTTTTATTAAATATTCATCAACTTCTGAAAATGTTCTATTATCTTTATTATTTGTTACATATCCATCTTTAGTTTCTATGAGAATAGATTTTATTTCCCTATAATCAGCTCGTCGTTGTATGAAATTAAAAATTACATCATCATAAAAATCTGTTTCATCAAAATCTTTTTGGAAGTAATTTTCATCCCAGTTATTTGACTGATAAGTTATCATAGGAATAAGGTCCAATATGGTCTCAAAGACATCATACCTGTTTGTAAATGTTTTCATTATGGTAAAATATATTGTGATGAATTTGATTTATATAAATCTCTATTAATAGTTTTTATTGTTAAATCATTATCTAATTTAACTTTGATATTTTTTGTATTATCAATTAGATATGGCCAATCAATTCCATTAAAACTTACATATCCATGTGTTGATTCTGTCCAATATCCAACATGTATATTTTCTAAGGCGTCAAAACCTTTAGCACTTATACATGCTTTAAATCCGGTATCATTATATAAATCAAAAAACACCGTTATTACTTTGCCAATCTGTTTATAATCTTGTGTTAGTCTATCATCTATATGATAATTAAACAAATGAATATCCATTTTATTTGCATAATTAATGAATTCTTCAATTGTTCTAAAAGGCATATTATTAAGCAACTTGACAAGCTTAGTTCGAATATTTCGCCTTTCAATTACTTGGTTTTCTTCAGTCGTCATAAACTTTAATTTGGATATTTTTCTTTAAGGCTTTTTTCATTTTCGAAGATTGAGAGTTCAAATCATTTGTAAACAGAATTTTGCATTCTGTCCATGATGTTGTTTCTACATATTGAGGGTGTGCTTTCAACCAATCTTTCTTGGTTGCATATTGTGTATTTGATGTATCACCTGTCATAATAATAGGAGTTTGCTCTACATTATCATTTGTAGTTTCTTCATTTTCCATATTAATATTAAATTTTGATACATATTGCATAACTGTTTTATACATATCTGATTCTTTATCAAATACCCATGAATATGCTTTTTCCGGCATATGTGCAAAATTAGCTTTACCAGTTTTTAGATATTCAGCACATTTAGTTGTACAACGTTTACCACAACTGTTATAGCACATACTAATAATAATGTCTTCTAAGGTAACGGTTTTTGAGAAGTTACGAAGATTATCAATAATATTAGATGTTGATTGTGATTCACCACGATTATTCAAAATCATTGAATAATGATTTTCATCAAGGATACTGAGAATATTTGTATATTGAGAACCTGACAATTCATAAAGTTCTTCAACAATTGCAGGACCAATACCAAATATATTAAGTGCATTTCCAGAATTAACAAATCGTACTTTATCTGTTATTTCTGACATCAAATGACCGTTATATGCTGTATAACTAATATCATTAGGAAGATTGAGAATTTTATTCTGACCTTCAAAATCTACAGGAATTTCAACAGGCTTTACAACTTCATATACAAAAGGAATAATATCACCAGCCAAAGATACCAAAATTTCAGCACCAATGCCAGTGCCATTTTCGCATACTTTACCATAATTATGCAATGATACTTTGGTAATATTTTTGCCATCCATTACAACATTTTCAACAATACCAACCGGATAAAGCTCACCAGTTTTTCCTTGTTCCCATTGAATATCCTTAATAGTTGTTTTTTCCATCATAGGAAGAAACTTAATAGCCACACAATCAACAGGGCGTTCACGGTCAGGATTAAATTTGCGGTATGTTGCCATAGGTTTAAGAACAAAACCATCCAATGCATAATCATAATTATTGCGAGTATCTTCGAAGAAATCATAAATGCTTTGGAAACATTCAGCAAATTTTTCTTCGGACATATTACCAAAGTTTGCAATAACTTTAGGTTCAGGTTGTTCACCAACATTCCAAAATGTTGTCCAATCATTCAATCGTACTGTAACAAATTGATTTTCCCAACCAAGTTCATTATACAACGGTGTGTTATGTTTTTCATCAACATATACAAATCGATAATCATAACACATCCATACAAGATCCTTGCGTTTTGCTATATTATCAGCATTAGGTTCCCAATCAGTTCCTACCATACCGGCAACAAATGAACGAGGATTTGTAAATTCTAATGCATACTTTTGTGCAAAGATATTCTTATTAACCAGAATTTCACCACGGATAATCAAACATTGATTTTCTTTTTTAACCAATGCTTTATATAGATTATTCAAACCAGAAAACCATTGTTTGAAATAATCTGGATCCATCCATGATGTAATATCTTTACCAAAATGACCATTACCGCGAGTTGAAATAACCGGCATATAATCATTAGGTAGTTCTTCACCTACATAGTTAAGTTTCATTTCAAAAGATACACCATCCAATTTAGGTGTCGCTTCAAATACGGTATTGCCAGTACCAGTATTCAACAGATATTTTGTTGCTTCATTTGAATATGACTTCCAATCAATATTACCAGATTTATCTTTCTTAATTTGAATCTTTGACAATGAACCCATGATAATAGGATGTTCCACGGTATATGAACCATTACGAGAATATCCAAGCTCTGATTTATTCTCAAGACCAAGTTCTACTTCAAGTTGATCAAACTCTGTATCAGTCATAATTTGGTTTCCATCGCCATAATATGCATCACGAGCTTGATTATACAAATTAAGTTTCTCTGAGTAATTATCTGTTGTATTCATATCTATTTGTTTTTATTATTAACAATACAAAGATAAGAAATTATTTTTAATTATAAAAGAATATATCACTAAAAATGTTTAAAAAAGAAAAATGATTCTGTTTCGCAACAAAATCATTCATATAAAGAAAATTTTTAATTAAATAGAATTTGAATTATTAAATTATTTATCTCAAATAAAATCTAATAGTAAGACTACATTTTGATCTTTGTATAATTCTAAATTTTTCTTATTATGGATTTTCGCATAAATCCAAGGCCAAAGATCATCAATTAAAAGTCCGGACCAATTCTTAGAGGCTAATTTGCCTTTCCATTTAATTACCCCCGTTTGATTACATGATGCATACTTATCTACCATATCACATGGTAATTTCCCCTTAAATTGATATAAATCAACCCAAGTTTGTTTATCTTTAGCACACCAAAAGACAATATTAGTATATGTATTTTCATATTGTTCCATTAGATAAGTAAACTCTTGTTGAGCACTCTTATCGTATCGTTCCATTAAGAATCTTACATATACAGTTTCATCTCTTGAATTTAACCATGCTAAAACCTCATCTACTTTAGGAGATTTATATTCCATAGCACCATGTCCAAATATTGGTTCATCATAGTATTGATTTTCATCATATGTAATAATAAGTCGTAAGTCAAAGGCACGAGCACCAGCTTCATACTGTTCTTGTATTGTTTTGGATTGTGTCTTTGCTATAAAGTTAAATGGCCTTTTCCACCATTTCATAGGTTTTAAATAGGTCATCGTATTATGTGATCCTATAATCATTTTAGTGAGTTTAATAGTATTAGTTTAGTTTTAATTATTTACTATAGTTTTATCTAAAAATTTGTTATTTTTTATAATAAATTTGTTATTATCTATAACTAAATACTGTTTTAATTCAGTATCACATAGCCAAATATCAGTTTGGCAATCCTTAGTAAGTGCAGCCAGATTAGTTATTTCTGTCATAGGTGTATGTCCAACAACCTGTTTATACCCGGTTATATAACACATATATAAAACATTTGGTCTAATCCATATGGGTGTTTGTGTAACAGATTCTCCACAATAATCATATAAGTTATCGCCAGGATTAAAATCAAAATATTGAGGTTCTAATGAATTTATATTATGTATATCTATAATATTAAAATAATCTATCCAATCTTGTGATACACCTGCATGACTGTATATAATATGATTTTCATCATCTATATAACACCATTGAGTATATTTTATAAAATCAGATTTTATCTCTTTCATATACTCTGCGACTTGCCTATTAAAACCAGACATCTTAAAAATTTCTGGGTATACATGTTGCATATCATGATTACCTCTTAACATAATAACTTTATCTGGATTGGCCTTCTTATAATCCAGAATTTTAGTTACTGCTGTTATTTGTTCATCTGTTGTATTTTCACCGTGTGAAGACACATAATCACCTAAGAAAATAGTTAAATCTGGTTTTTCATCTTTAACAATATCTTCCCATGATGGTCGTCCATGTATATCTCCTAAAACTAATATCTTCATATTTTATATAGAAAAATAGTTGGTCAATGTCTGAACATTAAACCAACCATAACAAAAAAATTATTTTTAAAACCAAGTTAAGTTAATAATTATAAACCTTGTAATTAATCATTAGGGTGATCTACATTATTCGTTACCCATGCCTCATGCAATGTATTAAATTCTTCAAGCTCTGTAATCTTAAATGTAAATTTAATACCAGCAGCAGCAAGATTAATACGTTCTTGATAAAGCTTAAGCATTTTATCAACAGATTGTAGATAATTAGTGTTAGTCATAATAGCAGCCACAACTTTTGAATATGTTACATCATCTTCATGGCCTTCTTTAATTTTACCTTCGACAACATCATATTGTTCAAGTTCTGCCATTTCACGAGCTGATTCAATACCATAGCCATTAGGATTTTGCATGCTCTTATAAAGGAACATCAAAGTTTGATAATCAACTTCAAATGCTTTAGATTCTTCAGCTGATTTAAGTTCTTCAAGTTTCTTTTCAAGAACAGTATCAAGATTCACAACACCACGCCATGCACCTTTTTCCCAATGGTTATATTTGGCATTCCATGCTTTAATGAATTCAACCATTTCAATTGCTTTATCAGCTGATGACATTTCATATTGTTTATTAGTATAAACAGCTACTTTATCTTCAAACTCTTTACGAGCTGCTGTAATATCATCATCTGTTGCCGTTTCATCTGAAACTTCGAGCCATTCGCCAAAACGCTCTTTCATACGAGCTCGAAGTGATTCACGAGCTTCTTCAAGTTTTTTAGGATCAATGTTATCAAGAACATCTTGTGCTGATTCCTCAGCAGGTACTTCTTTTACTTTTTCTGCTTTCTTTGACATAATAAATTAATTTATTTCTGTTAATCGTTTAAACGTTTATTATTATAGTATATTATTAAATATTGTCTAATATTACCATTCATCATCAGACATAGAATCTTCATCAAAATATTCGTCAGATTGCACACGACGACGTTTGTCGTTTATGACACTTTGAAATAATTCTTTATATTCAGGAAAATCATCCATTGATTCTTCCAGCATTTCTATATCATCGAGATCACGAACTTCATCATATGCATTTATTTGATTATTGCAATTATTGATAATTTGCATAATAACATCAGAATAATCATCCATTATGCTTGCACATGATTTAAAATGCTTATCAAGCATACCGATAATTTCATTAATACTTCCACTATACCAGGCAGGAATATCACCAGTTTTTCTATCTTGCCAATAGTCTTTACATCTATATAGTTTGCCTTCTCGCCACAAATATTCTATTTGATATTTCGGAAATCCCATCATACACAATACTTCAGAATCCTCGAGGTTTGTCATATATGCAATTTCACATTTAAGTGCCGGTTGAAGTTTTTTACTCATAATTATTATATTTTTAAATTGTTATTAATATGTTTTATTTTTAATTACAATGCAAAGATACAAATAATTTTTGAAATAAAAAAATATTTGGACAATTATTTTTCCTTAATTTTTATAAATGACTTATATTTCTTTCTGGCACAATCAGAACATGTAATCACCAAATCTTTACTTGGATCATATAAAGATTTGAAATTCACCATTCTAACAGCATTCGTATATATTCTACCTGTATAGTAAATGGTCATTTGTCCATAACCTGATAATATAGATTTCCCGGTAAAAAATATATGTCTATAATTCATTAAAGTAAACAAACTAAACCTGTAATTATTCCACCTAATATTATAAGTGAACTAATACCAGCAATAATTACCCGATTTTTAAATGATTTTGTATTAATTACTTTAGGTGCCCATTTCCATGTTAGCAAATAAGTCAATGATGTTTCATCTCTTTTAAGATCTGGATCATCAATCTTATAAATTTCCGGTGCATAGAAATATTCAGCCCAACCAAATGGATTAGTCAAATAACGATTAACACCATTTGCTATATCATTAAGTCGTTGCATAACCAGCATATCATCATTATATTGTGCAAATGTTTCATCAAGTATAACAATCATCGATATACGTTCCGCATTTTTAGGCTCCAATTTCATACCTTGAACAGAAAAGAAAGATGTTGGATCTTCCAATTCATAATTAAAATCTTTAATAAAATCTTTCTTATTCTTAATATCAAGTCTGGCTAATTTTATATCAGCAATTAAATTTTTAAACCATTTAAACATATTTTTTATGCATTAATAATATGATTTGTTTCAATATATGTATTATAGATTTCTGATGTATCTTTTGATTTCTTAATAGCGTCAACAACCATTCGTTTTCCTTTATAAAGATGATTCTTTACATTAGATGGTGTCATTGATAGCATTTCTGAAATTTCTGCTATTGTTTTATTATCTATAAGCTTTAATGTAACAACTTGTTGTGTTAGTGCCGGCTTTAGTGAACTAATAGCACTAAGAGATGCGTCAAACAATTTATTAACTGAATTTGCATATTCAGTTTCCACATTATTAATATCGGTAAATTCTCCACCTAAACTAACATCTTGTGATGATTCACCATCCAATGGATCATGTACAGCATTTGACAATATAAAATCATCTGTTGTTTCATCAGATTTAGCAATAGTTGAAATAGCAATAGGTTGTCTCCGTTCTAAAGTAAGATCTCTGCAAGCTTGTCTAAAACCAATGCACCATACCCAAGTACCAAACTTTGCTTTTAGAATATCATATTCATCAATTCTGTCATATGCCCTTGTCATAATAACTGATGCAACATCTTCAGCAATCTCCTTATTCTTGGTTACTTTATAACAATGATTCACCAAGCCAGGCCACAATCTTTTATAAATCTTATTCCAAAATTGTATGTCGTGTGTCTCTTTAAATTTTTCTGCCCACATTTGAACAGGATCAATAAAACCATTCTTCTTTCTACGAGATTCTTTAACTTGTTCTTTAGCTATACTAAGATCGAAATCAAAACCTGTAAATTTATCAGTTAGACTATCAATTTCCTTTTCTTCGTCTTCACTGAATTCATCATCGGCAATAACATCATTTGATAATGCATTTGAATCAATAAGTGATTGTAGAAGTGTTTGTGAACTAGAATTACATGCTTTTTTACCAGTAAATGTCTGATTATTTTGTATTTTCATTAAATTATTATAATGTGTAACGATAATATTGAAGTGTACACTTTGGATTTTTATGCTACAAAATTAATAAAAATATTTGACATATAAAAATATTTTATAGAAAATTTTTCAGGAAATTTGAAAATAAATCTCCTGAAAAATAATCTTTAAACAATAAGTATATGAAAATCAAATATTTCAATTAGGTTGCCACAATAATGATTGTTTATCATTTTGTGTAACTATATCCATAAGTTCATGAACATATTTGTAAGGTGAATTAGAAATAAATCCGATAATAATGTTAAGTTCGTTTAATGTAATACTGTCTTTTTTAATATTAATAAACTTAACAATATCTGTTAATTTAATCTTTTCATCATTAGCATTAACCAACAAAGCTGAATAAGGCATATCGCCAATTGCTTTTGTAAACAATGTTTGGAATGTTTGTGTCAGTTTATATTTGGGTGTATAGTCAGATGTTTGTTGAACAGGCATATCTGCATCAGATGATTTTGCTTCTGGTTCCACAGAAACTTGTTTAACATCTTCATCCAAATTATGCATTGTTTCATCATATATCGCTGGATTAGCTTTTGTTTTTTTAGCCATTATAAATTCAATGTGTTATTTAATTATTTTATATTTTGGGAATACTTGGCATACTTACATTTTGCATTGTATTTTTAGAGGCATTGTTTTGATTCATTTGTTGTCCTCTCTTAATATCCGCAATCATTTCATTAGTACGTTTTTCTTCCTCTTCTTGTTGTTTATTCTTTTCTTTAACCTCGTCTGAATATTTAGTTATCAAATAATTTACTTCATAATAGTTCAATTCCCAAAGTAAATCGTGTGCTGTAAAATGCATTTCTTTAACACCATAATATAACATATCCATTATATTTGAATACCAAAGTTGGAAATATGGTAAGACATTAAGATATTGTGGAAATAATATATTAATGTCATTACCAAATTTATATTGCATTCTACAACTTTGAAAAACCTGTACCAGACCAGAATGATCAAAGGTCGATGTCCAAATTTGGTTGGAAGATTGCTTTGATGCCTCCACGAAAGTTAAGAGGCGCCTCCTTCGTACTGCCAGACTTGTCTTTATATTTTAACTTAGGTGTTACTGAAGTTTCAATAGCACGTTTAATCTTATTAACAAGTGTCCATTCATAGGCAGACCAATCAGCTGTTGAATCAATCAAATCAAAATACTTATCATTATTCAAACCTCTATGGTCACCAATCAATAGTGGCGCAATACCAACAAAATCACGGTCGAAACCTTCTTGTCGGTTTTGGCGAGTTTGTACATAATCTTTCAACCATTTAGTTACACCAATACATGGAATATAGATGTCAAGCTCTTGTCCACCTAATGCTTTTGCTTTAGTTGGGAATGAGAAGCATCTTTTATCAGAATTATAATATTTCATCAACTTATCCCCAAAGTTAACAAAATCAATATCATCTTTACGAACAACGACATCATCACTTTCATTGATTGTTACCATAATATCATTACCTTGTTCAGGAAGGAATGTAAAGTCATGAATTGCAAGAATCAAATAAAGACGGTCAATGTCCTTAAGATCACGATAATCTGCATATGTATACTTATAACCGGTAGGCCATTCAATACGAAGACAAGCTTCAAGAATATCATTTAATGCATCATCAATTGCTGACAAATCTGTTTCATCTACAACTGACCAGTGTTTAATTTCGCCAAGAGATGCCGCCTTAATATGGAATTTAGTTCCTTCTGGATAGAATAAACCTTTTGTAGGTAGTGTTTTTGCACTAATAGGCAAAAATCCACGGCCACCTGTTTGGTTACGATGTTGAAGTTCTGCAACTCGTTCATCATGTTCCTGTTGAGCAGATACATTTTGACGATAGTTGCCAATTTCGGTTGCTTGTGATTGTAGTTTATTAACAGCATCTTCACGACCAATAGAGCCAATTTGAACATCAGCCATTGTACGAGGTCCTCGAGATTTTTCTTCCTCTTCAGTATGGTGTGTATTGTCTTTTCTTGCATTAGTTGTTTTACGACGAGCTCTTTCACTATCTTCTGATGATGTTCCAAGACCTTTAGCTTGGTTTTCGCGATCTCGTTGTACTTCTGCTTTGAATTGTTCGATTTCATCTGCATATAATGCAAGATTATTCTCAATAGGTGGTTTTTCGTTACTCATTGTTTTTAAATTAATTTAATCTATAGTTTTTTGAAAAACTATCTTTTATATTTTATAGCATATTTTTTGAAATTGTTTATTTTGTCAACCAGTCAACTTTACCTTCAAATATAGTAGATGATTTTCCACCATCTGATTCTGCAATTATTGCAAAATATCTTTCCGTTGATGGTACACTCATAATAGCAGACGCCTTTTCTGTTCCTATATAGAATGATAAAATACCTGCTTTATAATTATTCAAACTACTTGAAGATTGTTCAGGCGATATTGTACCTCCTGAAACATCCGGAAATTCTAATCGATATTCCTTATAACCTGATAAGTCTAATGGTACCCTTATATTATTAGTATCATATTGATATAAACTAAATTTATAGTGAGACGATCTTCTGTATAATTTTAATGTATAATTACCTTGTGCATATACATTACCTGATGAAAGATCTTTAATTAGTATATCATTATTTTCATAATAGCTTGTTACATATTTAATCTATGTTTTAACTTCATTAGAAACTATACCATTAGATACAGTTTTAACATTCTGTTCAATCTTATTAATAATACTATACTTATTAATATAATTAGTATTAATAGTTTTATTTTGATACTTATATGGATCTTTAATATTAATAGATGCAGTTTTTGTTAAATCACGATTATTCATTCTATTATAAAGGTGTACAACATATTTCACATTAATATTTGTACATGTCATATTAGGTCTTGTCTTTATATAGGGAATAAAACGAGATTTCCAGAATTCACCATGCTCTGATGTTTTACCAGTATAATCAATAGTATTAGTGAAATACTCTGTTATAGGTTCCGGTAATTTTGAACTGTCTGGTTTTATAATATAATCATAATGATAAGTTACAGAAAGTTCATTAATAATAACCCATTTATAAGTATCTTCTCCATACATTTCAATGAAATCATCCATACCATCGTTCATTGTATCATAATCACTGAAATCATACATTGGAATAACACCAGTTTCTATATAACCCATTGTATTAACATCAAGTCCTGTCATAGTTTGTGGCGATGATGGATCACCATAAACAGGCAAATATGTTACTGTATTATCAGTATCATCTTCATAAAGGTAAGCATTAAAATATTTTGAACTTGTATCAGGTTTTATAACTATTTCCTATATATGGTCCAAACCTAATACACATTCATAAGGATTCTTACCAGTTGTTTCTAAGTTTTCTACAAACTCTGGTGATACTGTAGAGAATTCAACAAATATACCGGAATCTGCATTTGCTATACCACGATAATATGTTGGATCACCAATACTATTCTCAACTGAATATAGATAATCAACAGGAAGATTATTTAAATATTCTGTATAATATTCTTTTTCTGTTGTTGCCTCTGGATATAGTGCTTTAGCTTTTAATAGTGAGAAACTAAACTATTCAGCGGCTGGTACTTTAATTTCTACATATCTATCATAAAATCTGGAATTCATATATAGAGGTGTTGGTAACATTTTAACAACATTCGTTGTTACTTCATCACCTTTATAATCTGTATACTTATATGAATTTTTCAGATATTCTTTTGGCATATAGTAATTCAATAAGTATAATTTCTTATTTGTCTTTATCCATGTGCCATCATCAAAATTCATAGCTTTTGCACATTTCGCATATACTCTAACATTGAATCCTGATAAAGAATTTAACATATAGCCTGTTGATATATAGATTCTAATTGTATCATACAACATATTAAATACTCTCATTCCTTTCCGAATTAAAAGGCTATCTTGATCTGTATTATCACTTGCTATTTGGTCATAATTATAATTATAATTCAGTGGCATTATAATATCACCCAATGATGTAAAATCACCTGAATCTGTTGTTATATTATAACCTAACTTATCACCAATATAAGTATCATCTATATAAGCTTCATTAGTTTGAAATAACATTGGATTTTGTGCAAGATTACCTGGGAAGTAATAATCTTCTCTTTGTACATATGGATATAACATAAAATTAAGTTGATCCATATCAATAACATATTCATTATTATCGTTACCAGATATAATGAATATTTTTGCTTGAGTACCTGCACTACCAGGTGTTGTATTCTATATTTTATAAGAATCTGTTCTATACTCTAAAAGTAACTGATTAGTAACTTGTCTATATGTTGAGGTTATCATTATCTTTTAATTAAAATGAAATTATTGAGTAGTTAACTGATATACCAATATAAGGTGTAAAATGTAAATCTTTATCAACACCTACACCAACACTTGGCCCAATTCCCCATTTCTTTTGTGGAAAATATTTCTTTAATGTTTTTGATTTAGTTGGATCAATAACAACTGAATTTATATCAGATATATCTACATATGGATTATCTGATTTAACAATAACTGATAAATTTTTATCATTATCTATAACATCCAATGTTATTTTAGAATTAACTGTTAGATTATCCAATGTAGAAGAGAATGTATTAAAATCACCAGATATTAAAGATTTTCCTGATAATGCATAATAATTATTCGGGTGATTGAATGACCAATTATATTGATGATCAGGTATAGAGTCTGTTTGTACAACAGTATGTATAGTTTCTAATTTAACAGTATCAACTTTAAATACTGTTTCTACTTTAGAAACAACTAATGGTGTTTCTTTCAAACTTTTAATCTCTTGATATAATTCTGTGTTTTCCTTCTTTAATTCATCAGCAGAAAGAATAGCCAATTGTTTTGCTTTATAATCTTCACCAGCTTTATTCTTATAAACAGATATTGTATCTGTATAAGATTGTGATAAATTCAAATTTTCTGTCTTTAATGAATTAACTCTGAAAAACATTATTATTAATAATATACCAAGAATTAATAATAGCCAGTCTTTAAATGAAAATTTTTTGAATAGATTGACAAAATATGTTTTTATCTTATTAAGATATGTTTTCAATTTTTCTTTCATGTAAAACAAGGTTGTTATTAATTTAAGTTATTTATAAACATTGGGGCGTGCATCTTTATACGACTTATATGCATTATCTAATTGATTATCAGTTAAATAAAAATCATTATTTTCAATATAACCATCATATATGATTTTTTCATATAAGTGTGGTTTATCTAAGTTATCAATTAATGGTTGTAATTGTTTAAGGTCATCAATAGTAAAGTTAAAATAATGTAGAATATCAGGTACCAAATATTTGCCAACCTGCATTGCTTCTGATTTAGTTGATATTGCAAAATCAATAAGTTCTTGTTTAGGTCTGTTGACTAATTTAAATATGCAATTACCACCAGATTTCTAATATAAGTATTTAAATATGCCATCACCTGAATCAACAACCTATAAGGTATCATTATCATGTGGTTTAAAATCTTCATACTTACTGAAGAAAGCTTTTGAACCTATTTGGAATTCTTTAAGAACCTTCATTATTTTAATTTACATTAGTTTAGAGTATTTACAATTAATTTAAAAACATTCTATTATAGATTTATAAATAATTAAAATCGATTTTATTATTAATAATAATGGCAAAAAAATTTCCATTAAGTGTACTTGAATCATATGCTAAATCATTAACCCTTAAACAAGCTGTTGCTTTATATGAAAATAAAAATCATAAGAAAGCAACTAAGGCATTGTTTGAAAGAGTTGAAAATGATGAAGACACAACTACATATACATTCTACTTTAGCCCATATGTTCTTGAAGAATATATAAGCCAAGATAGTGATATGCATCCTATCGAAGTTTTACAAGATTTTATTGATAACATTGATGATGGCACATCTGGTTTCATGGCTGATACATATGAACGTGGTGGTTATACATTTTATACCAAAAGTTATGATGTATATCATAAATTCATTAATGATGTTTTACTAACAGAATTTGAGGTACCTGATGATATTGTTAGAAATAACATTGATAAAAAATATTTACAATATAGAGGTGAATAATGATACGTATAAAGAAATTTAATAAAAGATTATTTGAGGATGAGCAACAAAATGGTCAACAACCTCAACAAAATCAACAATAGGCTCAACAGCCAACTAATAATACTCAAGCCACACCATAGCAACCTACACAACAACCTCAACAACAGCAAGGACAAAATCCTCAACAAGGTCAGCAGCAATAGCAACAAGTACAACCTTAGAATGGTCAACAACCTCAACAAGGCCAACAAACACAAGGTATTGATTATAATGCAGCTGTTGTTAATACACATAAGTTCATTGGAACAATTATGGGTAAAATCCAAGCTGAAATTCAGCAAGGCTTAAAACAAGGTTGTCCGGAACTTGATGTTATGGGTAAAGATCAAAATTCACCTTATAAGGATGGTATTACAAAGGTTAATGAAGCATATAAGAAATTAATCGAAAATAAAATTAATCCTGATAATGTTGATACTATTGCCGCATCTATAACAAACTTTGCAGAATTTATGAATAGTCTTTCTGGACTTACAAAAGAAATCACCGAAAAAAATAATGCAAATGCTCAAGGCAATCAACAAGGTCAACAACCACAACAATAGCAAGTACAACCTCAACAAGGTCAGCAGCCACAATAGAATAATGTGAATGCATCATATAACTATGATAGTTTTGGAACATTATTAAATGAAAAAATGACAATGAATCAGCATCTCCGTAATATCGGACAATATTGGAAATGAAGCAAACATTAAAAAAGAAATATAAGTTCAACCTTAAAACCGGGCATTATGATATTATACTGAATGAAGATGAACAAACAACTACAGATGATAATAAATCATCTGAAACTTCAGGCAGTAAAACAGATGCAGGTTAGGAAAAGGCACAAGATAACTCTACAGAAAAACAATCTATTGTTAATTTGGAGAGTCAAGAAGTTATTGCGCTTCGTCAAGCTAAAGAAGCAAAAGTTAAACCTATTAATGATGCCATATATAAACTAAATTCAACTATTAGTTCTATATAGGCAAAATATGCAGACTTAGAATACAAATATAATAAGTCAGTATCTGATGGTTCTGATTTTGATATGTCAGCTATCAACAGCATACTTAAACAAAAAATATCTGCATAGGTACAATTAGCATCTAAACAATATGAATTGGCAAAAGCTAATTATGATTATGATACCAAAATATTGAAACAACAATCTACATTAGTTGAATCTAAGAAATATATGTTTGATAAGAATTCCAAATATGGAAAACTAAATGAATCAAACATGCAAGCAGCCAAAGTTTATATCACAGTTTTAGTAAATGAAATTTCTGCCTTAAAATCGATGGTTGATATTCGGCGAGTATTCGGGCAAACAGGTTTACTATATGGTAAGGATAAACAAGGTTATTTTGTTATATGTGTAGACCAAGAAGATTTTGATGTAATGTACGATACTTTATAGCAAATCGGATACCAAAGAGATAGTATAATCGATGCTATAATGCCTCAAATTTTTGATAGACGAAAGTTGATAAACTAAATTCACATATTGAACCACAGAAACTAAAAATTCTGTGGTTTTTTCTTTTTTCTATGATTCGGAAACGTTAAACTTTACTAAACAATAGTTAAACTTTACTAAAATTCAAACTTTTCAAAAACTTTATTTAGACAATTTAAACTGATTAATTATTTAATATTCAATAATTTAAAAATTTTTATTAAAAATCAAATGTTAAACTTTGTTAATTCCTAAGAAAAAAGTTCAGACAAATGTCATTTCTTTTTGCTATAATTACTTGTAGGTTTTTTAAAAAAAGAAAAATATATAATTAATATATAATATAGGGAAGAAAAAATGATAGAAAGAAAGTGAGGATAGTCCCGGAAATTTTTATTATAAAAATAAAGAAAGAAAAATAAAG